AAAGAAAGCTAAAGTACTGCATGGTAAACAAGCCATAGCTGCTATAGAAAAGAAAGAGAAAAGAAAGTTAAGCTACAAAGAATGTAGGACAGTTGAGTTAGAAGGTTATGTAGATGGTATCTATACCTGTACTAAAGGGATAAAGACCACAGGGGTAGGACAAACAGGTAAATGGTTAACTAAAACTTTTAAGGAATCTTTTAAGTATCACGAAGATTTAACCAAGAAATTAATACCTAGTTATGATGAACTGCCAGAAACACTACAAGCTGAGTTAGTACAATCCACTTATCGTGGTGACTTAGGTGGTAGCCCTAGTGCAGTAGCTTTATTTAATAAGGGTAAATATATATTATCAGCACAAGAGTTTTTGCGTAATGATGAGTATGAAGATGAAGATACCCCTAAACAAATAAAGGATAGGATGGTAGCTACAGCTAAAGCAATAGGACTATACGAGGGTAAAGCTTGAGTACTGACTTAAATATAAAATTACTACCTTGGCAACAAAAAGTATGGAATAAGGTTGTTAGATTTAAAGTAGTAGCTGCTGGTAGGCGTACAGGTAAAACTTTACTAGCTGTTTATTTATTGTTGTATTATGCTTTACAAGCTAAAGCAGGACACGTTTTTTACGTTGCCCCAACACAAGGACAAGCTAGAGATATTATGTGGCAAGTATTACTGGAAAAAGGTAATGCAGTTATTAAAAGTTCACATATAAATAATTTACAAGTAACCTTAATTAATGGTGCTACCATATCATTAAAAGGTGCTGATAGACCAGAAACTATGAGGGGTGTATCCCTTAAGTACTTAGTTATGGATGAGTACGCAGATATGAAGCCAGAGGTATGGGAACAAATATTAAGACCTGCCCTAGCTGACCAAAAGGGTGGAGCTTTATTTATTGGTACACCTATGGGTCGTAACCATTTTTATGATTTATATAAGTATGCGGAAGATGAAGAAGGAGATGATACATGGAACGCATGGCATTTTACTTCTTATGATAATCCCCTACTGGATGCAAAAGAAATAGATGCAGCTAAAAAAAGTATGTCATCCTTTGCATTTAGACAAGAGTTTATGGCTTCTTTTGAGGCACAAGGTTCTGACTTATTCAAAGAAGAATGGATACAAATGGATACACAAGAACCTACAGACGGTAGTTATTACTTAGCTATTGATATGGCTGGTTTTGAAGATGCTACTACCAAAAAGAAAAAGAAAAGTAGATTAGATAGTACATCCATTGCTTGTGTTAAGGTAAATGAATCAGGTTGGTGGGTGGATGATATTATACATGGTCGTTGGACTTTTGAAGAAACTGCAGAAAGAATATTTGAAGCAGTAGAAAAGTATCAACCATTAGGCGTAGGCATTGAAAAGGGGATAAGTAAACAAGCTATTATGTCTCCCCTTACAGATATGATGCGACAAAGAAATACATTTTTTACTATACAAGAATTAACACATGGTAATAAACGTAAGGTAGATAGAATTGTAGCAGCTTTGCAAGGTAGGTTTGAGCATGGTACTATAACTCTTAACAAAGGTGAGTGGAATATACAATTCTTAGATGAGCTGTTTCAATTCCCTAACCCACAAGTACATGATGATTTGATTGACTCGTTGGCATATATTGACCAGTTAGCACAAGTTACTTATTATTATGATTTTGAGGAAGACAATTTTGAAGCACTTGACACTATAGCGGGATATTAAAATATGAATAATGAAAATGAAATATACACTAAAATGAGTTTAAAAGATTGGATTGGTGATAAATGTATGATGTGGAGAGACCACTATCAAACAAATTACCAAGAAATACATGATGAGTATTATCGTATATGGCGTGGTATATGGGATAAATCAGATAGTATGAGAGATTCAGAAAGGTCTAAACTTATTAGTCCTGCTACACAGCAAGCTGTAGAATCAGCCGTAGCCGAAATAGAGGAAGCTACATTTGGTCGTGGCAAGTTCTTTGATATTAAAGATGACTTTCAAGATAATAACCCAGCTGATATAGCTATCATAAGAAATCAATTAGAAGAAGATATGCACTTTGCAAAAGCTCGTAGTTCTATTGCAGAATGTTTATTAAACTCTGCTATTTTTGGAACTGGTATTGGTGAGTTAATATTAGATGAAGTTACAGAATTAAAAACAGCTAGTCAACCACAACCTGAAATGGGTTTAACAGCTGTCGGTGTAGAAAAAAGAGAAAGAGTATTAGTTAAGATAGACCCTATTATGCCTCAAAATTTTTTAATAGACCCCCTAGCTACTAATGTAGATGATGCATTAGGTGTGGCTATAGAAAAAATGGTATCAATGCACAGCATACAACAAAGTATTGACTCTGGTATTTATCGTGACGTAGAAATAGAAAGTGTTGCTAGTGATTCTAACTTAGAAGATGCTAGTAAAATTGCTATGTCTGATACACAGGATATGGTTAAACTAACTAAATACTATGGCTTAGTACCTACAGATTTGTTGGAAGATGAAGATATGCCTGAAGATGATGAGTCAGAGGTTGTAGAGTTTCCAACAATGATGGAAGACGAAGAAGGTGTTAAAACATCTTACACAGAAGCTATTGTGGTTATAGCTAATGATGATACAGTTTTAAAAGTAGAACGTAACCCATACATGAAAAAAGATAGACCTATCATTGCTTTTTCTTGGGATACTGTACCATTTAAATTTTGGGGTCGTGGTATTTGTGAAAAAGCTTACAACTCACAAAAAGCATTAGACACAGAAATGAGAGCAAGGATTGATGCTTTAGCATTAACAGTACACCCTATGATGGGTATAGATGCTTCTCGTATGCCTCGTGGTGCTAAGTTAGAAGTTAGGCCCGGAAAAACTATTTTAACTAATGGTAATCCTAGAGAGATTTTAAATCCTATGAGCTTTGGCCAACTAGACCAAGTAACATTTGCACAAGCACAACAACTACAAACTATGGTACAACAATCTACAGGTGCTATAGATTCAGCTGGTATTCCCGGTTCTATCAATGGAGAAGCAACAGCTGCTGGTATATCTATGGGTCTAGGTGCTATTATTAAAAGACACAAACGTACCTTAATTAATTTCCAAGAAAACTTTTTAATACCATTTGTAGAAAAAGCTGCATGTAGATATATGCAATTTGAACCTGAGTTATATCCTGCAAAAGATTATAAATTTGTAGCTTCTAGTTCATTAGGTATCATTGCTCGTGAGTATGAAGTAACTCAATTAGTACAACTACTACAAACAATGTCTCCAGATTCTCCAATGTATCCAATGCTTGTTGAGTCTATTGTAGATAATATGGGATTAGCTAACAGAGAGGCTATTATACAACAACTACAAAATGTTAATAAGCCTAACCCTGAACAACAGCAAATGCAACAAATGCAACAACAAATGGCTATTGAGCAAGCTAAATCTAGTATTGAAAACCTTAAAGCTCAAACTGCAGAAATTGTATCTAGAATACAACAAAACAATGTTGAAACTCAGTTACTACCTATAGAGGAAGAAACTAAGAGAATAGCAGCATTAGCTAAGTCTGTAGGTTTAGATGAGTTTGAAAGGCTTGTTAAATACGCTGAGTTAGAACTAAAAGAAAAAGAACTAGATGTTAAAGAGAAAATATCTGAATCACAAGTAAAAATGGCTTCTGATAATAACTCTTGACAAACTAAGATAAATATGATATAATAAGGAAAATGATGTTAGACCCTGAATTAGAAAAATATTACAACAATTATTTAGATTTGTTTATGACAGAGGGTTGGAAGCAGTTTGAAGAAGACACCAACAACGTCATACAATCTATTAATCTACTAAACCTTGAAGATGCTAAAGCATTGCATCTAGCTCAAGGTCAAATGGAAATACTGAATTGGATTCTTGATTGGAAGAACTCTGTAAAAAATTCATACGAGACTTTACAACAAGAAACCATTAGTTCAGAAGAACAGGAAAACTTTCAATGAGCTTAATGTTGTTTGATTTTACCTGTCCTAATGGACACACAACTGAACATTTTACCAAATCCAATGTAAAGGAAGTAAAATGTCCTGATTGTGACTTAATGAGTAGTCGGATAATTTCACCTGTTAGGTTTAAATTAGACCACACTTTCCCCGGATATCACGATAAATGGGCGAGAGAACATGAGAAAGCCGGTGCTAACAATAATTAATACCCCACAATACTTTTTTAAGTACGGAGAGCATTAAAATGACTAATACAACAAACCCCCTTGATAAACAAGAAGTAACATTAGAAAAAGATGAGGAGCTTGTTGACCTCTTAACAGAGATTGATAAAGAGCCACAAGCAGCTGATAGTAATCAGGAAACTGCTGAAGAAGAAATCTTAGAAGCAAGTGACGAAGTAACTGAAGATACTGAAAAACCAAAAGAACTTGAAGGTAAGTACGCTGGTAAAAGTATTGAAGAAGTTGTACAAATGCACCAAGAAGCTGAAAAACTAGTAGGCAGACAAGGAGCGGAAGTAGGAGAACTTCGTAAAATTGTAGATGAGTTTATTAAGAATAAGGTAAGTGAAACTAAAGAAAACTTAAGCAACACAGACAATGTGGATGAACCAGATTTCTTTGATAATCCAAAAGAGGCAGTAGCTAAAGCAGTATCTGGCTCTGAGGAAATGAAGCAAATAAAAGAATTACTTGCTAAACAAAATGAGCAAGAAGTTCTTGGGAAGCTTACAACCAAACACCCTGACTATGTAGAGATTGTGAAAGACCCTGCATTTGGTGAATGGGTTAGAGGTTCAAAGGTACGAGTAGAGTTATTACAACGAGCAGATAAATTTGATTTTGATGCAGCTGATGAGTTACTTTCATTTTGGAAGGAACGCAAAGGTGTAGTTGATACAGCTAAAGCTGTTAATGACGAAGACCGTAAGCAGCAGCGTAAAGCAGCTTCTACCGGTGGTAAAGGTTCAGGAGAACCTGTATCTCGTAAAATCTACAAGCGTTCAGACATAGTCAATTTAATGACTAACAATCCTCAAAAATATATGCAAAATATTAATGAGATACAAAAAGCATATGAAGAAGGGAGAGTTAGATAATTTAACTTTAACTTAAAAAGGTGATTTAAAATGGCACTAGGTACAAATCATGTAACTAATACTACAGCCGCTACATTCATCCCTGAAATTTGGTCGGATGAAATCATAGCAGCTTACAAGAATAATCTTGTATTAGCTAACGCTGTAAACAAAATGTCACATGTTGGTAAGAAAGGTGATACAATTCACATTCCTAAACCAACTCGTGGTTCTGCTTCTGCTAAAGCAGCTTCAACTCAAGTAACATTGATTGCAGCTACAGAAAGCGAAGTTCAAGTTTCAATAGATAAACATTATGAGTATTCTCGTTTAATTGAGGATATTACAGATGTTCAATCACAACCTTCACTAAGAAGATTTTACACAGAAGATGCTGGTTACGCATTAGGCAAACAAGTTGATTCTGACTTAGGTACATTAGGTAAAACTTTTGGTGATGATAACGGTTCTGGTTCTGACTGGATTCACTCAAACAGTTTTTATGTTGATGGCTCTAACGGTATTGCTGCTTATGCAGTTGATACAGTTGCTGTAACAGATGTATTTACTGACTTAGCTTTCAGAGAGTTAGTAAAAGAACTAGACGATAACGATACTCCAATGGATGGCAGATTCTTAGTAATCCCTCCATCAGTTCGTAGCACAATAATGGGCATTGACCGTTATGTATCTGCAGACTTTGTAAGTTCTAGTCCAGTACAAAACGGCTTAATTGGTCAACTATATGGTGTAGATATCTATGTATCTAACAACTTACCAGTAGTTGAAACAGCTGCAGATAACTCAGCTTCTGCTGTTGACACAGTTGGTGCAATTATGGCTCAAAGAGATGCTATGGTTTTAGTTGAGCAAATGGGCGTTAGAACTCAAACTCAATACAAACAAGAGTATCTTGGTGATTTAATGACAGCTGATACACTTTATGGTGTTAAAACTGTTAGACCTGAATCAGGTTTAGTAATCGCTGTTTCTAAATAAGGAAACAAATCGGGGGACTACATTCGTAGTCTCCCTTTTCCTTTTTTTAATTATAAATACATAGAGGTTTAAATGGCAATATATAGAGGTGATGGTGGTGCAGGTGATGCAAATACTGATATAACAATTAACCAAGTCACAGAAAAAGCAAGTGAAGCCTCTGCCTCCGCAACAGCCGCAGCTTCAAGTGCGACATCAGCTTCCACTTCAGCTAGCAACGCTAGTACATCAGAAACAAACGCAAGTAATTCAGCCACAGCAGCAGCCTCGTCTGCTACTAGTGCAGCTACTTCAGCAACCAATGCTAGTACTTCAGCAAGTACAGCATCAACTCAAGCGTCTAATGCATCTACTTCTGCAACTGAAGCATCAACTGCACAAACAGCAGCAGAGACAGCCCAGACAGCAGCAGAAACAGCAGAAACAAATGCTGAGACTGCAGAAACTAATGCTTCAACAAGTGCTACCACAGCAACTACTAAAGCAAGTGAAGCATCTACATCAGCTACTAATGCAGCCACAAGTGCTACAACAGCCACAACCAAAGCTTCAGAAGCTAGTACATCTGCTAGTAATGCAGCTACTAGTGAAAGTAATGCATCAACTAGTGAAACTAATGCAGCTAGTAGTGCAAGTGCAGCGGCTACTAGTGCAACCAATGCTGCAACATCTGCAACCGCAGCAGCAGCTAGTGCAACAGCAGCAGCAGCTGAATTAGAAACAGCAGCACTTAAAGCAAATAACTTATCAGACTTAGCAAGTGCAAGTACAGCAAGAACAAATTTAGGATTAGGTACAGCAGCAACAACTGCTAGTACAGATTATGCTACAGCAGCACAAGGCACTACAGCAGATAGTGCTTTACAAAATATAGTAGAAGACACCACACCACAACTTGGTGGTAATCTAGATACACAATCATTTACTGTAGATGGCAGAGATGTATCTACTGACGGTACTAAACTAGACACAATAGAAACTAATGCAGATGTAACTGATACAGCTAATGTAACTGCTGCTGGTGCATTAATGGATTCTGAGGTAACTAACTTAGCAGATGTAAAAGCATTTGACACAGCAGATTATGTAGGTAAAACTTCAACTACTGGTTCAGGTCAACTACCAAGTGGTACAGAAGCACAAAGAGATGGCTCACCCTCCGCTGGATTTATTAGATTTAATTCTGACTCTGGAAGTTTTGAAGGGTATGATGGGTCTGCATGGGGAAGCATAGGTGGTGGAGCTTCAGCAGGTGGAGCAATATACGAAAATACAGATGACATTACTGCTGACTATACAATAACTTCTGGCTCAAATGGAATGAGTGTAGGACCTATGACAATAGCTAGTGGTGTAACCGTAACCGTCCCTAGTGGACAAAGATGGGTGATATTATGACATGTAAAATTAATGCAGATACAACTGATGGTTTAAAATTAATATCTGATACAAGTGGTGTAGTAGAGATACAAACTAATGGCACAACTGTTGCAACTATTAACAGCAACGGAACTGTCGTAATACCTACAGTAACCAACGGTACAGCAGTAGCAACCACATCAGGAACTGCGGTAGATTTTACTAGCATACCTAGTGGCGTTAAAAAAATTACAGTTTTATTTAATCAAGTTAAAACAAGTGCTGCTGGTATAAGAATGTTACAAATAGGCACATCTGGTGGGTTAGTTACAAGTGGTTATATAAGTGCGGCAGGATACACTGGTTCTGGTGCTAGAGATGGTACTACATCTACGGCTGGTTTTATATTGGGAGCTGGTGGTGCAATAGCAGACAAAACAGTAGGTTCAGCAGTTATACAAACTATAGGAAGTAATACTTGGTGTATGAGTAGTGTTACAAGTGATGGTGTAGCTTCGTATGTAAAAATGGGTGGTGGCTCTATAACTTTAGGTGGTGTATTAGATAGAATTCGTGTTACTAATGTAAATGGACTAACTTTTGACCATGGTTCTGTAAACATAGCTTGGGAGTATTAAGATGGCAAGAAAAGAAATTAATGTAATAACAGGTGAAGTTACTGAACACGCAGATGATGCTCCAGTAGTTTATGAGTTTACTTATCAAGATAAAAGAAAATATGAATATCCAACAATTGGCGACCAGCTTGATGCTTTGTATCATGCAGGAGTATTTCCTACAGAAATGGCTAATGCAATCAAAGCAATTAAAGACAAGTATCCAAAGGAGTAAACAATGGCACTAACATTACATGGCACAGTAGCAGATAACACAGCAGTCTTAGATAGAAGAAGTGCTAAACCACTTGTTATTAATGGTAATATGCAGGTATCTCAAAGAGGTACATCATTTTCTCCTAGCGGTAATACTGATTATTATTCAATAGATAGATTTGCTTATTTTGCTACAAGTGGTGCTACTGGTGATGCTACAATTACACAAGCATCTGATGCACCATCAGGTACAGGATTTAAAAAATCTATAAAAATATCACCAGATGCAACCGAAACTCCAAGTGGAACTCACAATATGGCTTTTGGTTATGCTTTTGAAGGTCAAGATGTGCAAGTTTTACAACATGGTCAAACTTCTCCAGAAAAAGTTACTTTAGCTTTTTGGGTAAAATCAAGTAAGACAGGTACTTATTGTGTGCAGATTAAAGAAGAAGGAATAACAGACGAAAGTTATCTGCTTTTTGAGTACGCAATATCAAGTGCTAACACATGGGAAAAGAAGATAATATCATGGACTGGTAATTCTGCTCATGCAATTAATAATGATAATACTCAGGGATATAGAATAATGTGGCATTTAGCAACTGGCTCAAGCGACCATGCATCAGCAACTACAAGCTGGACTATATCAGAATCATTTAAAGCTACATCAAACCAAGTAAACTTTTTTGATAGCACAAGTAATGAATGGTATCTAACAGGAGTACAACTAGAAGTAGGAGAGTTTGATGCTAACAGCATAGCTCCCTTCCAACATGAATCGTTTGGTGATAACTTAAAAAGATGTGAAAGATATTTTTGTAAGTCTTATAATTATGGTATAGCACCCGGCACTAATGCTTCATCTGACGCAAATGCTAAAAGAGGAGCGGTTTTTGTGTATAGGCAAAGGGATACTAATTACGTTGGATTTAGTTTTTTTCACCCATCAGAAATGAGAACTAATCCTACAATGACCAATTATTCACATGATGGAACTAGTGGTAAATTTACAAGCTCAACTACTACTACAACTATTTCTACAAACGCAGCTTTAAATGGCACAAGACTTAGTATGGCTTATGGAGTTGCTTCAGCTGCAGATGATAACTATGCACATTTTGTTTGCGAGGCTGAATTATGACATATACTTATAGAGTTTTTACTCATACTGATGGGAGCAAAACTATTCAAAGAAAAGAAGATAACGCTTTTATTCCAGCAGATGAACAAAATACAGATTATCAAGAATACCTTGCATGGGTAGCAGAAGGTAACACAGCGGAGGCAGCAGACTAATGAGTAGTATTAAATTAAAAGGTAGTACTTCTGGTGATGTAACACTTACTGTACCAGCAGTAGCTGGAACTAATACAGTAACCATACCAGCAGTAACATCTAGTGTTAATGTTGTTGGTCCTGCATTTCAAGTTTACGCATCAACTCAATCTATTGCTAATACTACATGGCAAAAAATAGTTTACGCTAATGAAGTGTTTGATACAGATGGAAAGTTTGCTAGTGATAGATTTACACCAACAGTTGCAGGGTACTATCAAATAAGTGCTGCTACCTATATGGGTTCTACTGGTGGTGCTGCTGTGTTAAGTATATATAAAAATGGTAGTAGTTTTAAAAGGGGTAGTGCATCACAAGGTACTACTGGTATGGGTTTAGCACCACATGTAAGTGCTTTGATTTATTTAGATGCGGATGATTATGTAGAATTATATACCTATCAAGTTACTGGCGGTGCAGCAGATATTATTGGTACTGCGGATTTATCTTATTTTACTGGAGCTTACATAAGGAGTTAATATGGCAACATTATGCGAAAAGATTAAAACATTAAAATCAGATGTATCCGATATAGATTTTGTTAACAATATAATTGTACAAAATGATGGCGGTGAAAGTTACATTGCTGTATGGAATCACCCTACTGAAACACAACCAACAGCAGAAGAGTTGGAAGATTAGGAGATAACTAATGAAAGAAAATGAAAAATGCTTAACTGAAGCTGACATAGATAGAATAGCAGAAAAAGCAGCTAATAGGGCATTAGAAAAAGTATATGCTGAAGTTGGTAAAAGTGTATCTAAAAAGTTAATGTGGGTTATGGGTGTTGTTTCTATAAGCTTAATAGTATGGTTATCTAGCTTTGGTGGTATAACTAAGTTATAAGAGGAGGCAATATGTATAAACTTGCAAAAATAATGGCGGCACACCCTGATAGAAAAATTAATGGGCAATACCGTAGACTATACTTTCGTGGAAGGATGCCACATAAATTATGAAAAAAGACAGTAGACTAACAAGAGCAGGAGTTAGTGGTTACAATAAACCTAAACGTACCCCTAACCACCCTAAGAAATCTCATGTAGTCGTTGCTAAAGAAGGTGATAAAGTAAAAACCATAAGATTTGGACAACAAGGGGCTAGTACAGCGGGTAAACCTAAAGCAGGGGAGTCAGCTAGAATGAAAGCAAAACGTAAATCATTTAAAGCTAGGCACAGTAAGAATATAGATAAAGGAAAAATGTCAGCAGCTTATTGGGCGAATAAAGTAAAATGGTAAACAAATAGTGAGAATATAAAATGACATACTTACAAGTAGTAAACAATATTTTAAAACGATTAAGAGAAAGAACTGTAGCATCTGTAGATGAAACAACATACTCTAAACTAATAGGGGTGTTAGTTAATGATGCTTTAATAGATGTAGAAAATGCTTGGCATTGGTCTGGACTTCGTAATACACTAACAGCTACCACTTCCAATGGAATATTTAATTATGAACTTAATGGTACACAGAATAGATTAACAGTATTAGATGTTATAAATCAAACTGATGATTTTTTCCTAAAACAAAAAAGTTCACATGATTTTAATAATTTATTTTTGAATACAGAACCAGCAACAGGCTCACCCTATTACTATTGTTTTAACGGTATAAGTGCTGACGGAGATACACAAGTTGATTTATATCCAATACCTGATGGAGCTTATACAATTTACTTTAATGTAATATTAAGAAGTGCAGAACTAGAAAGTGATGCAGATACTTTTAGCGTACCAACTAAACCTATTGAACTATTAGCTTATGCACTAGCTGTAGAAGAACGTGGAGAAGATGGTGGTGCTACTACAACAAGTGCATATGCTAGAGCAAACAATGCCTTACAAGATGCTATAGCTTTAGATGCAGCTAAACACCCAGAGGAGAGTATTTGGTATGAAAGCTAGAAGCATATTAACAGCTAATTTACCAACAAGTATTGGTACATTATATACAGTTCCTGATAATATAAGAGCAAAATGGGTATTAGCTTTTGTCTCTAATGGTACAGGTTCTACAATTAGTAATGTAGTATTACAAATTAGTAACGGAGTAACAATTAAAGTGCTTGGTTCTAAATCTTTAGGGGCAGGTGATTTTATTCAATTAGAATCAAATGGTGGTTATGTAATGCTTGAGTCGGGAACTACAATACAAGGAAGTGCAGCGTCTACAGGAGTATCTTGTATCCTTACTGTAGAAGAATTACCATTTATAGTGAGTACAGTATAATGGCAAAACAAATATTAACAGCATCATTAGTAGCCCCAGCATTTTTAGGTTTAAATACTCAAGAGTCTAGTGTAGCTAATGACCCTAGCTTTGCTTTAGAAGCTAATAACTGTATTATAGATGAGTTTGGTAGACTAGGGGCAAGAAAGGGTTGGACATATCGTACTACTTCCGGTGGTACAGATGTTAACTTAAAAGGTATGCACCCCTTTTTAGATATAGCAGGTACTAATACTTTAGTGTCTTGGTCTAGTACTAAATTTTATACAGGACTGGCTACATTAACAGAACGCACCCCTACCACTACTGATACTATTAGTGCGGGTAATTGGAGTAGTGCTACATTAAACGATAGAGCATATTTCTTTCAAAGAGATTATAAACCTTTATATTATACAAATGAAACTACACCTAATGAATTTAAAAGTGTAGACCAACACGCTGACTATACAGGTACAGCTCCAGAAGCTAATATTGTTGTTTCTGAATTTGGTCGTTTATGGGCTGCTGATACAGTAAATAATAAGACTACAGTATACTTTAGTAATTTATTAAATGGTGCAGAATGGAATACAGGGAGTGCAGGTACATTAAATATATCGGGCATACTACCAAAAGGTCAAGATATTATTACAGGGTTAGGCGGTCATAATGGTAGATTAATTGTATTTTGTAAAAATAATATTATTATATTTTCTGACCGAGATAGTTTTCAAGGAAGTTTTGATGTAAATACTTTACACTTAGTAGAAGTTATAGAAGGTGTTGGGTGTATTGCTAGGGACAGTATACAAAATATAGGGGATGATATTATATTTTTATCGGCTACTGGATTACGTTCATTAGGTAGAGTAATACAAGAAAAATCACAACCAATGAATGATTTATCTAAAAATATTAGAGATACATTTATGGATATTGTAAACAGAGAAAGTGATTTAAGTTTAGTAAAATCTTGTTACTTTCCTGAAGAAGCTTTTTATTTAATTAGTTTACCGGAAGCAGCACAAGTATTTGTATTTGATACTAGAGGTGCTTTAGAAGATGCTTCACTAAGAGTAACTACTTGGAATAATTTAGACCATACTGATTATGTTTATGATGCTACTAGTAAAGTTATGTATCTAACACAAACAGATGGTATAGCTGAGTATAGTGGTTACAATGATAATGGTAGTGCATATACTATGTCATACTTTACTAATCACTTTGACTTTAATGCACCTAATATAATTAAATTATTAAAACGTGCAGCAGTTACAGCTATTGGAAGTTCATCACAACCATTTACTTTAAAGTGTGGTTTTGATTATACAACTAATTATTTTAGTTTTCCATTTACTTTAAGTCAATCAGCAGTATCAGAATACGGAATAGCTGAATACGGAAGTAATGCAGCAACAGTAGCAGAATATCAATCAGGTATTTCTTTAGAAAGACTTGATTCTTCAGTAGCAGGTTCAGGTTCAATAGTACAACTTGGTATTGAAACAACAATAGATGGGGCGTTATTAAGCGTTCAAAAATTAGACATTTACACTAAACAGGGTAGGATTATATAATGAGTAATTATTCAAAAACAACAGACTTTGCAGCAAAGGATGCGTTATCTACAGGTAATGCAAATAAAATTGTAAAAGGTACAGAGATAGATGATGAATTTGATGCCATACAGACAGCAGTAAACAGTAAAGCTGATACTAATAATGCTGCTCTAACAGGTACACCAACAGCTCCAACAGCTAGTGCTGCTACTAATACAACACAATTATCTACTACAGCTTATGTAACAGATGCTATTACTACTGCAGTTGCTGCAACTAAAGAAGCTTTATTTCCAGTAGGGACTATATACACACAAGCAGCAGTAGCTACTAACCCCGGAACTTTATTAGGGTTCGGTACTTGGGCAGCATTTGGTGCAGGGCGTGTTATGGTAGGTATAGATTCTGGTGATACAGCATTTGATACACTTAACGAAACAGGTGGTAGTGCAGATGCTACTGTAGTAAGCCATACACATACAGCAACTTCTACAGTAACTGACCCCGGACACAAACATTTATCTGCTCAAGGTACAGAGTTCCCACAATACGGTGAAAGTGGAAGTGTTAATGGCCCTAATGGTTTAAGAACTGATGGTCAAGGTTTTACAGAAACTAAAACAACAGGAGTTACTGTTGCTACATCTATAGCATCAGCTGGCTCTAGTGGTACAGATGCTAATTTACAACCTTACATAGTTGTATATATGTGGAAGAGAACTGCTTAATGAAAGTACCTGTAATACTTTATAAAGATTATACAATATTTACAGAGCAGTACAAAGACAAATTATTTTTACATTGTGATGTTTACAAATGGAATAAGAAAACAAGAAAAGATTTACAACACAGTTTAGATTTAATACTAAGATTATACAAACAAGATGTATATGCTTTACATGAAAATACTGATGATAACAAACATAGGAAATTTTTAGAAATGTACAAATTTGAATTATATAGCACAGAGATGGGCCTAGATGGTTTGTTACATCAGGTCTGGAGAAAACGAAATAAAACTAAGGAGATAAAAAATGGGTAGTAGTATAGGAAAAATATTAGGTGGAGAAAAGGCACAGCCAGCTAAAGCTGCACCCGGAGCTAAGTTTGAACCGTTTACATATACAGGTTTAGCAGGTACAGCAACAGGCACTAGAGATGGAGAAGGGTTTAAGTTTGAACAAGAACTAACCCCTGAATTACAAGCGTTGTATGGGCAAGGTATTGCTGCAACTAGCCCCTTCCTCTCTCAATACTTAGAACAGGCACAAGCCCCTATCCCTACATTTGATTTTACGGGTGACGATTTAAGAGCAAGGGAGCAACAAATATTACAAGAGCAAACTGCTTTATTAACACCTGAACTAGAAAGACAAAGACAACAATTAAGAAGTGATTTATTTGGGTCAGGTCGTTTAGGTTTACAAGTATCAGGTGAAGCAGTAGGTGCTGGGGAAGGTACAGGAATGGTTAGCCCTGATGCTTACGGATTAGGTTTAGCACAATCTAGAGCATTAGCTGAGTTAGGGCCACAAGCAAGACAACTAGCTTCCGCAGAAAGATTACAAGACTTTGGTTTACAATCTGAGTTGTACAATATAAATCAAGCAGCAAGACAACAACAATTAGCTAACTTACTAGGTGGTCTAGGGGCTGGTATGGGTACATATCAAGATGTATTAGGTATAGAACAAGGTTTAATTGGTCAAGCTTCTGGATTAGAACAAGCTCGTGCTGCTGCAACTGCTGGGGCATTCCAAGCAGGTACACCAGCTACAGGTCGTAAGCCGGGATTATTTGAACAAATGCTAGTAGCAGCTGCGGGTGGTGCAGCTCAAGGCTATGGCTCAACATTTAAGTAGGAGTATAAAATGGCAGGAATGATTAAAAATATATTTGGGTTAGATACACAGGATGTATTAAAAAAACGAGCTGAAAGAAACAGATTGCTAGCAGAACAAAGAATTAAACAGGGTGACATAGACCCTACGGTAGCTATACTAGGTCAACAGTTTGGTGATATGTTAGGGCGTGGTCTAATGGAAAGATTAGGGTATGAAGACCCTGAAATGGCTAAAGCAAAAGAAAATGAAGCTTTACAAAAAACTTTAGTAGAAGATTTAGCAAAACTTGATACAGCAGACCCAGAAAGATTAAAGATATTAACAGAAGCTTATCGATTAGGTGGAAATATAGAATTAGCTACAACATATGCTAATTTGTATAGGAAAATTAAAGATGATAAAAGAAAAGAAATAAAATCAGATTGGTTTAAAACAAGTAAAGTAAGCCCCCTCACAGGTGAACCTATAAAAACAGATAAAGAAAGACTTTCAATGTTAAAAGCTTTGCATCCTAATGAAAATTTTAAAGAGTTAGAAGAATACGTTAATATGCTTAAAAAACTAGAAGTTAATAATACTAATTCAGTAAATAGTCTCCCAGACGGTTTTATATTAAATACAAAATAAAGGAATAATAAAATGTCATTTAAAGAGGGTCAAACAGCAACAAACCCAAAAACAGGTGAAGTATTAACTTTTAAAAATGGGAGTTGGTCTAATAACGAAAACACTACTAAACCTAATAAAACAGCTACTAATCCTGATACAGGAGAAACAGTAGAACTTGTTGAGGGGCAATGGAAACCTATTGAAACAACAACTTCTAAAAAACAAACTAATAAAGAACAAACTCTTGGAGAAGACGCTGCTGAATTAACTGCTGAAATAACTTCTTCTATAGCTGGTCAAGGGGTTTCGGCTCCTTTATTAGCTATTCCTGTTGTTGGGCCTGCTGCCTATGGTATTTCTAATTTTGGTATAGGTTTTTCGGCGAGTGTAGTAGCACAAAAAAACATAGGTAGTCCAGAGGTAAGCTACACTAGGGCTATTGTAAATGGTATAATTAGTATGTTTCCCGGAGCCCCCGCACTAAAAGCCGTACACAGCACATCTAAAATAGGTCCTAAAGTAATAGGGGAAGTAGCAAAAGTGGAAGCTAAAAGGGGGGCTGCAATAGGTGGGGTTTCTGTAGCAGGTACCGCAGTAGAGGAAGAAAGAGTACCAACCCTTAGTGAAATCGCTATAGGAGTTGGGGGAGGTGCTGGTTTAGGTGGTTCTTTTGGTAGCATAATGCCTAAAATAAGTAAAACTTTTCAAAAATTCTTTGGTAAAACTGCACCACAAATTGAAAAAGGATTAATAGATGGTACGATAACAAAGCAAGACGCAATAAATGTGGCTACGTTTGGTAAAGGTATGCGTAACAAACCTATGCCAGTTGAGGATGCTACTAAATTAGTTGATGGGGTAATGGAGTCAATTAGTAAATCAGGTATTAAAAAATCTATATATGCTGATGATGTTTCTTTAAGTGCAAAGGGAGTAGTAAATTCTGTTGCTGCTAAGTTTACAAATGCAAAAGCTAATTTTGTACCTTCCAGAATATTAGGGCGTGAAGCGAATAGTGAAATATACAGTGCAACTAAAAAGATTGAAGGCGTTTTAGACGTAGGAGAAAAGATGGGTAATAGTGTAAATGCTTATCTAGCTAAACACCCCGCTCATACAAACTCTGTAAGGCAGGCTATTGCTGGTGGTAAATTTAATGATGATATAAGGGGCACTGCAGTAGAGGGCAGCATTCTTGCTTATAGACAACAAGTAAAAGAGTTACAAACAATAGCTGCTAGACAGTTAGATGAAGAAGATTTTGTAAACATGACTCAGGAAAAACAAAAAGAATTATTAAAGATGTTAGATAACTCTATAAAATCTAATACAAAATGGAATACAACCGAGTATCAAATGTTTACAAATTCAAAATTTACACCTGACCCAAAGCAATTACCTTTAGCTAGAAAAGAAGTTGCACTTAGAATATTAAAACAAGACCCTACTAAATCTAAAAAACAAGCAGCCCAAGAAGCAAAAAAACATTTAGAAGAATTAACAACTCAAAGTGCAAAAAATTTACAAGCAAGTAATAAACCTACAACAAACCCAACAGGTATTTTTAAAAGAAAAGGTGATATAGGACCAGAACAAGCTAGATATATGGGAGTAATAACTGACCCCGGTGAAAAAATAAAAGGCAGTATAACTAGGTTGGGTAGGTATGCGTTATCTAATGAAGCAGATGTTACTATAGCTAAACAAATAGTAAAAACAGGTATGGGTGCTATAGACCCTATAAATAAAAAAGGTCTTGTACCTTTACAATTAAAAGGAAATATACAAAACAAAATTTGGGTTAAGCCGGAGTATAACTTAGCGTTAAGTAAATCTTATTTAAATGTTTCAGATGCAGTTAGTAGTAACCCAACAGCAGCTATGATTTTTGATGGTGTTACATCATCCATAGCTTTATCAAAAGCGGTTAAGGTAATATTTAATGTACCTTCTCATTTTATAAACCTTTTTGGTTCTACAGCACAAATGATAGGTATGGGTATGATTCCAATATCAAGTAGTACGGTTAAAGGTCTTAAAGCAGCAATCGGAGAGTTTAAATGGATTGAAAAATTGCTTAGTGGTAAAACAGCAAAGTCTAGACAAGCCTACTTAAAACAGGAAAAAAAATATAAGTCCTTAGGCTTGATGAATAAAAATGTAATTATGTCAGATATTAGGGATGGTTTTTCCCAAAACCAAGGTAAGATTTCATCTACTTTAAACAAGGCAGTTGAACCTTTTGGAAAACTTTATTCAATTTCAGACACTGCAGCTCGTATATCAGTTTTTGAAAAGACCGCTGAACGTTTTGCAAATATATTCCCTAAAGAATTAAATAAAGTCGAGGGTGCGGCTGCTAAATTAACAAATGATGTATATCAAAACTATGAGAGAATACCAACGTGGATAAGGACTCTTTCTAAATTTGGTGCTATGCCTCAGTTTGTAGCATTTACAGCTGAGTTTACTCGTAATATGTCCAACCAAGCTAGAGTTGCTGGTCAAATGCTTAGAGGTACTTTTGGAAAAGAGTATGGTTTTGATGTTAGCAAAGCTAATATAACAGAGATGAGAAAGGAAGGTGCAAAAAGATTAATAGGGCTGCTTACACTTTCTGGTGGTTCTATATATGCAGTAAAAAAAATCAATGATTCGGTTGGAATGACTTCTGAAAAAGAACAAGCTATGCGTACTTTTCACGCAGATTATAATAAAAATAAAGCATTAGTTTATACTGACATATCGGAAGACGGTAAAGAAGGTACTTTTATGGATGCTCAATATTTAATTCCACATGTTGGCCTTGGTAGTATTGTGGAATCTGGATTAAAATTGGAATCTCCCGAAGTTATTTTTGGAAAAACACTAAAAGCTTTTATAGGGGAAGGTACTTTTGTGGCAGTAAATGTTATTAACGGTGTACAAAACAGAGATGAAAATGGTAATCAAATTAGTGGCGACCCTTCAGCTCTTAACAACTTTGCAGATAGATTTTCCTACGTTTTTAATGAAACATTTACACCCGGTCAATTTAGAGAGTTTGAAAAGTATTTTGAAACTAAAGAATCTATAGCACAAGGTAAAGAACCTAAAAATACATATGAAGATATAATAAAGCGTCAGTTTGGTATTAGAAAAACTAAATTTAAAGTTTCAGATATGGCTATGTTTAAGGCTAGAGCATTTAACAAGGCATCATTAGAAGCTGCCAAGGAGTATAGAAGTGCAAGAGATTATAAAGATACTTCAAAAGAAAATTTAGATAAATTATACAATGAAGCTGATAGAGTAAGAAAAGCTAACATGGATGAGTTGTCAAAAATTAATAGAGATTTAACAACGCTTGAATTTAATAAAGACGAGCGTATTCAGATATTAATGGATGGTGGTTTAAGTAACAGAGATATTTTATCTATTTTTGATGGTTCTTATATACCTTTAAAAAGAGAAAAAAGTGTATCTACTTCTGAAATATTTGAAGATAAATATATTGATATGCCAGTAAAGCAGTTTAAGAAAGAACTAAGTCTTATTGCTAAAGATGACATAAGGTTAGCTACTAGACTAAGAGATGAATATAAAAGAAGACTTAAAGATAATTATAAAGGTATAACAAGTACTGAAAAACTATTTAATAGTATGAGTGTAGAAGATAAAGCAGATTATATAATAAAAAATCCTAGTCTTTATAAAAAATATATAAAGAAAGGGTTAATAAAAAAATCAACATATATAGAGTTAAGGAGAAGGGGTTATCAATTCTAATAAATTTATATTCTTATTACTAGTAACCATAGTAGCTATCATAACAACCATAAACAGTTATGCAGCAGATAGTACAGTAAATTACAAAAACCAACCCCCACCCTCTGCAATCTCTGCAGGTGTACAGTCATACAGCCAGATGATATGCAGCTTTCCCGTAGTAGGGGCTGTGCAAACTTCAGTCGTTGGTATATCTACTGGTACAACATTTACGGATTGGCATTGTGAGAGGAGACAGTTAAGTAACAGCTTGAGTAAAGCAGGATTATCCGTGGCCAGCATTAGTATTTTGTGTGCAGGTAGCAAAGCTGTCTGGAGTGCAATGCTCCATAGTGGTACACCCTGTAGCATATGGGATGGTTCAAAGGCTCTTATTGGCTCAGAGGCCATTAAGTATTATAAAATGATGGGATATATAAATGACTATGGACAAATTCTTAGATACCCTGACTACTTGGGTCGTAATTATAACGTTAGTAATTACACCAACTCAAATAGCCAAAGCAAAGGAAACCACAAATCTCCTAAATAACGGTTCATTTGATAATGAAACTGAAGGGTGGGAATTAGACGGTACTGCTACTTATGATGGTAATGACTACGGAGAACTAAATCAGTCAGTTAGATTTAGTGGTGCTGAAGGTGGTTCTATATCACAAGATATTGATTTAAAAATATTAGTAGAATCAGAAGAAAAGATTATTGATAAAGCTCATGGTAGTATTTTATCCATAGGTTGTAATAATGAAGCAACTGGAGCTTGGTGTTCAACTGAAGGTACAGTAGATAATTTAGATACAGTTAAAACAACTATCGTATTTAATGATGGCACTCAGACAGAAACTTTAAACTATAATTTTACCAGTGATTATAATGATGGTGTTATTACTTCCACTTTTGATATTGAGTTGGAAAAAGAATTTAACATAAATAACACAACAGTAAGTGTAAATGTCTTTGGTGATGATGCTGGGGATTGGGAAGGGAAATTTGGCTCTATCATTGACGATTTAAGCCTTACTTTAACACTCTCTGACCTAGTAGTGGCCCAGCCTATACAAGTCCCTGATATCGTTAAACCAGAGCCTCCTGTGGCAATTGTTGTTCCAAAGGTAATAAAACCAGATATTAAAGTGGAAAAGTACCCCCTGAAATAGAAGAAACTACTATGGAAGAGGATTTAAAAGAAGAAACCAAAGGAGAGAGTAATGAAGTACAACAAAAAGAAACCAGCAGCAAAGAAAATAAAGAAAACAAAAAAGAAAAGAATGTACTAGATAAACCTGTATCAGATGTAGAGGTAAAAGTTGTTGATGTACCTACCATAATATCTTTTGATAAAGAATATTTTGAAAATACATACAAGGATACAATAGATTTAACAACAACGGAGATAGATTTTTATGACAAACAAGACGGATTCAACAATCAAGATTACGCCCAAGTTAATACTGATTTTTTTAATATCAGTAGCAGCTCCAATGGGGAGTGGGGTGTGGTTAATAGCAGACCTGTCATCACGATTGAGCAGTTTAGAAGATAGTATAGCTAGTACAGATACATCAGATATTGTAGAAAGGATTAAAGCAGTTGAGTTTATATCAACTTATAACGAAAGGAAAGTTGATAAGTTAGATGTTGATATAGATAAAATTGTAGAACATGTAGATAAGTCATTTAAAAAAATAACTGACACTATGAACTCTAACCCTTTATCAGTAGGAAACTAATATGAATAAGAAAGATTACAAACCCCACATGATGTATAACAAAAAGACTGGTAAGGTTATAAATGC